ATTATAATTGACACCATTGAATTTTTGGTCATTTGTTCTTAAATCAGAACATCTCATAGGTGTACTACAATTATCAAATCCAAATAAACAAGGTTCATTAAATCCTAATTCTTTAAGTTCTAAAGCTTCTTTGTAAGGTACAAATTCTTTTTCTAAATTCTTCATAATCTATCCTTTAATCATTAATCCTTGTGCTAAATTTAACCATGCAACATATTCACAGGCATAACGTAGATGACATTTTAATGTTTTTTGTACTATCTTAATAGCTTTTTCACACCATTGTTGTTCTTGTTTTACAGTAATTGTATAATGATGATACCATTGATATGTAGGTCTAAGCATTTTTAATGATAACTGACCTTGAAAAAATAATTTTCTGTCTTTTTCAGGAACCGATAAAAATTCTTTTACTCCTATTTCATCAAGAATTTCATCATAAGTAATGTGGTATCCAGCTTCTACTAACTGTAAAGTTAGTAGATAGCTAGATAAGTTTTCTCTAGTTAATTTCATAATTAAAACGGTATATTTTTATCTCTTTTATCTTCAATAGATGCTTCTAATAATAATAAATAATTTACAGCATCACCTATCTTTTCTTCAACTAAAGCTCTATTAGGAATATACTTTGGGTCATTATTTATATCATCTATAATATCCATAACAGATACTAAATGTTTTAAAAAGAATCCAAATAATGCTTTTTCTCTACTTTCACCTGTAATTTGTGCTGCTCTATTAAAATTATGCATCCTATCATCATCACCTTTAGCATATTCTTTAGCTTTTTCTATTAATACTTTTTTACATTGTTCTAATCTATGATTAACTACAATATCAAAATTTTTAGTTTTCATATTAATTTTAATTGTTTAAATCTTAAATCTTGATAAAAAGTAAATATAAACTTTCTATCTTCAAATTTTTCTACAGGTGTATATATGGGAAAACCACCTGTAACATATTTTACTTCATCATCAATTAGAATACCTTCATTAACAAGTGTATCTTCAAAAGTCTTTTGATAAACACTATACATATTAGTAATATCCATAGTTTTATGAGAGTAAGGAGCAAACCATTCTAAAGTAATTACTATGGGGTAGTCACTTTTTTTAAAGGGTTGTAAACTTACTCTTTTTATCTCAGAACTAAAAAAATCATGTAGTGCATTAACAATTTTTACTCTAGTAAATTGATTACCAGATGAATAAAACATTTGACCATTAATAGGTACAAACTTAGCAGTTCCAGCAGCAAGAGGATTGGCTATAATCCTATCTCCATTCTTGTCTACATAAAATCCTTCTAAATCGGTTCCTACAATAATAGCTTTATGCTTTTTTGGTAAATCTTCTAATAATTTTTTTACTTTACCTACTCCGGTTTTATTTGAATGAAAATATTTTACTCTACGACTTTTAGATACTTGTACTTGATAAATGTAATTTGGTATTTCTATTTGTGTTATTTTCTTAAATAATTTCTCGTCTAACATTCATTTGCGTTTATTTTTTTAATAAATTCAATTAAGTAACTGTAATCTTGTTCTTCTTTTTGTTCTAATTCTGAAATATGGTATGGTTTACCTAAAAGATCATAATGTGTTATTTCTTCATGTGTAGCATATCTCCATTGAATATTTTTAAGATTATAGTTTCCCCAATCCCGTCCCCTCCCCGATCCTCCATTTAATAATTTAACAGGTTTAATAGTCCAACCATCTTCTCTTTGTTTTAATACTAATCCTTGCCAACTGTTTATTGTTGGGTTATCTTCTAAAACAACTATATAATCTCCTTTTTTAAATTCATCTTTCATTATTAAGCCTTTCTATAAATGGTATAAGATAGTCATAATTTTCTTCAGGTTTATTAATATTAAAATGTTTTCTCCATTGTTCAATAGTAACTTCAGTATATTCATTAGAAGATTTAATAAGTTCAGTATCTCTTACATCCCACATTGAATAATTTGCTTGTAATTCTTTATAATTATTACTTGTAAAAGTTAAAACACTATCTCCACTTAATACTGGACCTAAATCTTTCTTATAAATTTCTGCTAACCATTTACTTACTTCTTCACAATCTTTAATACACCATTTAACAGGAAAATCTTTCAATATTACATCTTCAAAGTTAATTGGAATTTGAGTAGAATATAAATCTTTAAGCACATTAAAACTATAATCTTTTTTACTATACCAACAAATAATAGGAAAATTATATATATTAAATTTTGTAGAATCATAACTAGGCCATAAATAAGGCCCTACTTTTCTAGCTTGTTCTAAATCATCACATTTAATTACTAGATTTTCATTTTCTATAAATTCAGATATATGATATTTTTTATTTTCCATAATTAACTCCTAAAAATAAGCTTTCCAACCATTTATTTAATTTTTCAGAAGAAGGTTTAATTAAATGTTTACATTGTCTAATATCTACATTATGATGATACTTTACATATCCTCCAGCATTATTAGGTTTAGCACCAATACGAAGATCCAAACCATATTTAGTTGAAGTATTTAGTAATTCTTTATTACCTGTATATTCAATCCAATAATGAGCACCCCCTGATTTAGTTTTATAATTAAAAGTAGTATCTAATTCCATTTGAATTAACATGGGAATATGTTCATATCCACATTTACCGTTTTTATTATCTACATCTAAGATTACAATATTAGCTGAAGGACATACAGCTAGTGCATATCCTTCAGGTACAGTTCCTTCAAAATAGGTTTCATCTGGAATTAAACCCCATTTAACTATTGGTTTATTATCTTTAAGAAGGAAACTTTTCATAATTAAAATTTATATAATTCTTTAGCTTTAGGAGTTGACCAAAAATGTTTATAGTTTCTATTCTTACAATAATCAAATAAACGAGCTACTTCTTCAGCAATAAACCAGTCTTCTTTATACTCTTTATCTAATTCTTCATCCAATTCTTCCTCTGTTAATCCTAAATGTTGAGCATAACCAATTAATACTACAACTGTAGTATTACGATTACCTTCTTCAAACGATAACTTGTTGTTATCTATAAATTCTCTTATTTTACTCATAATTCTTAAAAATTAGCATAAGGGTTATCTGCAATCCATTGTTTCATTTCTTCTTCAGATTCAAATCCAGCTCCTTCCCAATCTCCACTACCTATTTTTGCCCAGGTATCTGAATTGTTAGGAATATTTTTACCTTCTTGTTGCATATTCCTAAGTTCGTTTAATAATTTTTCTATTTCATTCATTTTATCTAGTAATTTTTGTTAATTCTACTTTTAAATCTAAAGCTGCTCTTTTTAATGCACCGGTTTCTTTACATCCATATTGAGCATAATGGTCTATAATTAACCTATCTTTAGCAGCTTTTAATCTTTTTTGAAATCTTTTAAGTTCTAATTCAACTTCTTTTATCGTTTCTAAAGTCATTAAATAAGTGTTTTTAAAGTTAATAACTCTTCTTTAGTAATTTTATTTTCTTTCTTCCAAGCTTGAAGTATTTTAAATACTATTTCAAACTGTTTAATATTATTTTCAAAATAGGTAGTACCTTTTTCGGTTTTATAGAAGTTTTCTATTTTAATAATATCTTCAACTATTGAAATGTATTTATCTGTTACTGTTGATAAGTCATATCCTCTTTCTGTATATTTTACAACCCTCTCAAATTGTCTAAGTAATCTTTTTACACTCCAAAAATCCCCTTTCTTATAAAAAGCTGTATTCCATCTATTCCATGTACCTTCTAAACCTGTAGTAGTTCTTAAAGATAATGTTTGACCCGTTTTAATATCATAACCCGTAGCTATAATATCTAAATCAAAATTAGAAATTACATCAAATAGATTTTTATTGTACTTTTTGTAAATAACGTTTACATCAACAAGAAGATTGTATTTAAATTTAATAGTAATTAAACCTAATGAATCTAAAGAAGAACTATCATTATTAATAAATTCATCAAACTTATGTTGTTCCATTGGATCCAAAATAGTAAACATAGGATTGTAATGTAAAAAAAAGAGTAGCTTCGTAAAGCTACTCTTATCATACATAAAGACATCTATGTCTTGTCCTTCAAAATAATCCAATAGACAACTTCCGGTTATGCACCCATTGACTTCTTGTTTTTTAAGAATTTCAATAGCATTGTCTATATGTTCTTTCATTATCCAACAGTTTCAGTATACAATTTTACAGCTGCTAAAATTTCTTTAGTGTTATAAATCTTTTGTAATTTTACTAAACCTTCTTCAAAGTAATCACCTACAGTTTCAATATCATTAATTGAATTGTAATTTTGCATAATAACATTAATACTATTAATACCTTCTTTTTCTTCAAGATATTTAGCAAAATCTAATGCATGTTGAGTAAGTTCTTCTTTAGTTTTTGATTTAGGTTCTTTTGGATTTGCTACATAAGTTCTTACTTCTGATGCATTCATAGCAGCCAATACTTCAGCTTTAATAGCTTCAAGATTATCTACAGCATTAATTTTAAAAGTTTTACCTTTTACTGCTTCAGATAATTTTACAATGTAATCTGCTGCTTTTTGTTGATTAACAAAAGTTTGATGTTTTACAGGTTTACCTGATTCTTTTGATACTAAATAACCGGCTGGGTTAAGTTCTAATTGATCTAATTTTAAAAATTCCATAATTTTTGTTTTTATTTTAAATTGTTAATTTATTAAGCTAAAGTTTTTACCCAATCTTTTACTTTGATTGTGGTTTTTGGTTTTAAACATCTGGCGTAACCAGTTATATTATTTGAATTACTTTCAGTATGTAAACTATATAATGTTTCACATTTAATATTACATTCAAAATCATTCCCAGGATTATCATTATCTCCAAATGATATTACTGTATTGTATTTTTTTTCTTTTTTTACTATTTCTTTAAACATTACAGATTCATTTCTTCTTCCTGCTTTTTCTGCTATTTTAACAATGTCTGAGTTATCCATATCATCATAATCTATAAAAAATGATTGACCACCAGTTACTATAATATCTGCATAAAACTTTTTAGACATTAATTTAGCTAATCCGGTAGTTGCTATAACAATTGATGTTGGCATGGTACTAGAAACATCTAGTATTAATAAATTTCTATTATTGTGTTTTATTGCACCCGCACCTATATTTATTCCTAATTGCTTATTAAATGCTGTTGGATCAAAAGTAACCTCGTCTATAATATTTACTTGTATAGATTGTTTTAAATCTTCAAACCATGCAGGAAATATTTTTAATTCAGATAACTTATCTAAATCAACTAAGTATTGACCTTCAATAAATTCATCTAGTTCTAAAGCGGTTTCATTAATAACTGACGTAGTATAGGTTCCTCCGGAAGAAAGATTAAATTTTCTAATGTTGTTACCATAACCAAGCTTTTTTAAACACTCTAACCATTTAATAGGTAAACCCGTTCTATTACAACTTCTTAATAAAATTTGAAATTCTAAAAAGATTGTAATAAATGGTAAATCTTTTTGAGTTCCTACTATGTAAGGTAATCCTTTAGGTAATTCATCAAAATCCTCCTTTGTTTCAACCAGATATATCGGAGGTAATTTTACTTTCTGGCTTTTTATCAGTTTTATCATATAATTTTACAATTTCTTTTAATAGTTTTACATACTCTATTTCATCACCTTGTTTAATACCTAAAACTTTAATATCCATAGGAGATTTTAAAGTTTGAACTAAAAAAGGCATTAGAACATCTTTATAAGGAGTATCTATATCATAAGCTATTTGCATAATTGCTTTTTCAATACTTCTAGGAGTATTAAAATTCCAAACAGTAGGATCAAATACTTCTTTATTTATTAAAGTACATAAATGTTGAGATATATTTTCAGGCATACCATATTTTTGTTTTAATAAATTTTGATACTCTTGTTTATTAAACTCTAAATCATATCGTATAAACCTTTCTTTAATTTGAGGAGTTAGGTTGATTAATCCTTGAGGATTTGAAGCAGCTACTATCATTACATTTGCTAATCTTTTTCCACTAGGTAACATTCTATCTTCAAGAAGATTTAATACAGCATCTAAAGTTTGTTTTAATGTGCCGTTAAACACCTCGTCAAAGAATAAAACATCTCCATCTTCTAATTTACTTAATTCATGACTATCATAAACTAATAGTTTACCTGTAGGTTGATCCGGCATAACCATACCGACAACCTCATTAGGCATCCTTTGACTAAGAGTAATTTTTAGCATTTTAACTCCTTTATCTTTAGCAAATTTCTTTATGATTGTCGTTTTTCCAATACCAGGATTTGACATAAACAAAGGTACCGTTTTTCTTCTTAACATGTTACTTGCGTACGTTTTTTCTAGTACATCTAACATTAGTTTTTCCATTGATTTTTCTCTTATTGTTTCTTCTTTATTTTTAAAATATTTAGAATATTCTAATTTAAATTCTTTAAAAGTATATAACTTATGTGTAGCCTTACCAAATTCGTCTTTCTAATTTTGTAATTTTCCATATACACAAAAATCTTTTTTACTTTTATGTACATTTAATTCAAAACAAAAAGAACTACGATATTTATACCAATCTTTCGCCTCAAAGTCTTTAGTATTATAAGGAAATAACTCCAAATAAATATTAATTAATTGTTCCCATTCTTTTATAGTGCTACAATTTATAACAGGTATTGCCATAATTTCTTTGTTTTTTCAAAACCATATAATTTTCTATAATCACTTACATCTTTAGCATTCATATACCCTCCTTTTCTATTCCACAACCTATCTGTAAAAAATAATGGTTTAATACCATATAACTTTCTCATTTGCCAGGCAAGATGAATACCGGCATTATCATAATCCATTAATGTATAAATAACCTTAAACCTTTTCTTTAAATCATCTATAATATCTTGCTGAATTACAATACTTTCTGCTTGTGGAGCTATTGCATATATTCCTTGTTCATAAAGAGTACCTATGTCTTTAAAAGATTTAGTAATAATTAATAAATCTCCATTTTCAGGTAATATCTCATATCCTTGAATATCCTCTTTATTAGTATTACTTAAAAATCTCCAATCTTTATTTTTGTAAAAATATAATTTCCATCTACCTTTAAAATAATATCCTATGCACGGATTATATTTACTGTAAGTATACATTAATACATCATTTATCCAATAATGCTTAATTGAAAACCATTTAGCTTTTTTACAAAATTCACTACCTATACCATAACTTTTTAAAAACTCTATATCGGTTTCTGTAAAAGGTTGTATTGTAGTTTTAATATTCTTTGACTTTGTACTCTTATTTATTCTTTGAGGATTAACAGTTGGCTGATAATTAGAATTTTCTAAAAAAGTATTGTATATTTTTTCTAAAGCCCTATAATAAGTTAAACCTTCTACTTTCATTACAATTGTAACTGCTGTATAAGTTTGCCTCCAAGCTGGATCATGAAAATACAATATCCCTTCATTCCAATAAAACCAACAATCTGCTTTATTATCTCGTCTTAATGGATTTGTAAACTTTTTATTTATTTCACAAAACCCAAAGTACTTGACATAAACATCTTCTTGATTAATTCTATCAAATAACCAATCAAATGTTATGTCAAGTGGTTTTATATTTGGGCTTCCGTACATAAATTAATTTTTAGAATGGTAAATCATCTGTTGGAGCTGCATCCATACCTTCAATTACATCTTCAGATGTAGGAGTAGCTGTAGGCTTTACTAACTTAGCACTCTCACTAGCAGATAAAGTTAATCTGCTAGGATTACTCATAGCTCTAACACAACCATCATACTTAGGCATTTCCAAATAACCTTTGGTACCATAAACAAATTTTACTTCTAACAAAGTACCTTTATTGTTAACAGCTTCCATGAATTTATTAGCCATATCTTCATATGATTCAAATTGAGTTGGAAAATTATCTTCTCCATTAACCTCTTTATTCCATCTACGAAGACGTGTTAATTGATTAGTAATTTTACTTTCTTCTGTTTGTGCCCATTCTGTAATGGTAAATTTTTGACCAGCTTGACCTAATACATCAATGCATAATACCTTATCACCACTACCATCTTTCTTAGGACTTCTAAATTCAGCTTTAATTGTTACATTTTGATTAATACCTGGATTAAAACTGTTGTTTTCTTTTAATTCTGTTCTTTCGTTACTACCGTACATAATTATTTTTATTTATTAATATCCGTTACTTGTTTCTAATTCTTCTGCTACTGTAGTTTCAGCTACATCATCTACTAATACATACTTAGGAGCTTTCTTAATAGTAATAGTAAGATTTAAGGCTTTAGCCCAATCATTAATTACTGATACTGGAACTCCATACTTAGCTTTTAATTCAGCTCTTGTTAAACCTGCATTTACGTCTGCAATAAAATCTGTTTTGTTAATTTTTACTTGTGTCATATTCTTAAAATTGTTTACTTTTTTACTTTTTTTAACCAACTACTATAAATAATATTTACTTGGTTTATTGTTTCTTTAAAATTATTACCTGATATAGCATTATTTTTATTTTTTAACCAATCAGATAATAATTTCCTTATTTCTTCGTTTTCTGGAAACATTAATTATTATATTCTTCTATCTTTTTTAATACATATACTAAATCATTAGGTATTTCTATTGTATCAAACATTCCTTTAGGAGATTTACCGGTATTAGAACCATCATTTTGAGTTACAAAACAAAAATCTAATCCTTTTTCTTGTTTAATAACTCTAGTATAAAGTACAATACTAAACATACCTTCGATATTTAAATATTGATCTACTAATTTACCTACTGATTTAGCTTTAATAATCTTATTACCTAATGCATCTGTATCAACCTCTGGGTGCATCATAACAATAAAATTAATATCTTCCCTCATACTACAACCTTTGGTAATAATATTAGAGTAATTAACACCTATATCAGTAAATTTCTGAACTTTATGTTAACTTATACTTTCATATAAGACCAGACTATATCTTAGTTTTTATAGGTTTTTCAAACATGTCTTCTACAGACCATCCTTGATACTTCCTATCTATAATTGTTTGAAACGGTAAATTTAATTTTGAACACCATTCTTTTAATGTTCTTTTTTCTCCTTTATATTCAATAAGTTTATTAAAAGGGTCATGTTGTATTGCTTTTTCAAAAGTCAATCCATTTCTTTTAATTCTCATATATAAAGTAGAATATTTAATTCCTAAAAACTCTGCCCATTCTTTTAGAGTTTTAACTTCACCATCTATATATGCATATAAAATGTTAAATTTACCTCTATTATTACTTTGAGTTTTTTTATTTGCCCACCTACAATTTTCAGGACTATAATTTTTAGAATTATCTATTCTGTCTAATGAAAAATTTTCAGGACATTCCCCCATGTCTTCTAAAAAATTTTCAAATGAATTTAACCACCTTTCACAAACTTGAATATTATTGTTTTTATAATTTCCATGTTTGATAGATGGCGCATAGCACCTAGCCTTCATCATTTTCCAAGCTTTGTACTCTTTTGTTTCTTTACCGTTTTTTCTTCTTATAGAACCCATATTTGTGTATTTTTATTTACAAATATAGGTAAACTTCTACCGTTTCCAAATAAATGTTTTTATTTGTACTCCCTTACGGGATAGTCGTTGAACCTTATTCCTTAACTTAATAGTAGGAATCTTGGCTGCTGATTGCCCATTAGACATCTTCATCTCTTTTACTGTACTTAATTCATTACTGATTAAGGGAGTGTATGAAGCTTTAGGGGTTTCCAGTCAATTAGATAGATTTATACAGAGCTTCTTAATTTAACCCTGTTTCTTTAGCACGTTTAATATATTCAAATGCCATAATATAATTAGCATCGTCAATAATAACATTCTTAATTTCAGGTCTTTTAGTGTTAATGTAGTCTAGTACTTGAATAATTTGTGCAGCATTATCTACGTTAAAAAGATTACCTGTTGGATTATCTTTATTCCACTCTTTGTATTTGCTTTTGAAACCCTTGAAAGGTAAAGCTTTTTTAGCTGGATTGATAATACCGGTTTCTTTTTCATTCAAGTTTGTCAATGAAGTACTTTTACCTGTACCCGATTGACCAATAATTAATATTTCTTGTGCCATTTTTAAATTATTTGTCTACTTCATAAATTTTTCGTAATCTTCTTCTGTCATATCTAAAGCTGGTGGTAATTCTTCAAAATAATTACTTGCACCGTTAAAATAAGTACCTACATAAAAGTTAATTAGTCCGTTATGTCTATCTTTTAAGAATTTAATACTACGATATCTATTCTTTAATTTACCTATATCATAACCTCTATGTCTTTTAATACCATATCTTTCCGGAGCAAATAAACCTAATACTAAGTCAGCATCTCTTTGAGTTTCTTTATTATTAGCTAAACCGTCTAATGATGGTTCCAGCTTTTCTTCTATTGACTGACCTTGAAAGTATTCAGCTTTTTCTTTTGCTGCTTCTTGCTGCTGAATATTAATTGTAACACAGCTAAACTTCTTAGTAAAACCTTTTAAACAAAAATGTTTACTGTATCTACCCATAGATTCATGTAATGTTTCACCTTTTTCTGGAGTAAGTAAACTGATATGGTCAGTTATTACAAACACCCATAAATTAGGGTCTTTATATACATATTTCTTAGATACTTTTTCTGAAGTTTGTGTTTCAAATATTTCTTCACCTATTTCAGGATTATTAAAATAGTCAGCTACAACTTTATAAATGCCATAAGGATTAAATACATAATCTACAACTTCTATGTATTTCTGCATATCTTCTACAACTTCTTTACATTCTTCTACTTTAACTAATACATCATCTGATAAATGAAATTCACCTAATGATTTAAGTTGATTTGGAGAAATTGATATTCCATGTTTTTCATACAACATAGTAGAAATTACACCTAACCAGAAATATTCTACAGTTTCTTCTAAAGCAAAATAGAATATCTTACTTTTAATTTCAGGTTTATTTTTAACAAACTCATATACTGATGTTACAGATAAAAATTTAGCTAATTTAGTTTTACCTATACCTGATGAAGCTGTAATAATTGTATAACTACTTTTAGTCCAACCCGGAAATATTTTAGATAATCTTTTAAATGGAAATAATATTGATGTAACTTTACCTTCTTCTTTTAATTTCTTATTAAGCTTTAATTTAGCTAAGATTTCATCAAACATCATTTCCTGTTTCATATGATTCCTCCATCATTTTTTTAATACTATCAATTGTACCTTTACTAAGAAACTTACTAATATGGCTATTGCATAAACCTCTTTCTTTAGCAAAGAGAATAATATTCTTAACCTCTTCATGTTTATGAAGATTATTTTTAATCAATTTGCAATAATCTAAGGATAATTTATCTAAATCTCCATTCTTTGTAAAATAAGTAGTTCCTTGTACAACAATCGTATCTGGATATAACTCTAAGATTTCTTCAAAAGCAAAGTTAGCATTTATAAACATTAAATCCGAAAACTTTTGTGTTAAAATTAACTGGTCAATAGAATAACCTACTTTATCTCCTTGAGGAGTTTTTTGTACTGATTTAATACCAAAGACATAATCTTTATTTATTAAATCTTCTATTTCTTCTAATGACCAACCTTTACCTTCTACTTGCCATTTATAAATATTACCTATTTTTTTGAATTTAAGCCTATTATCGGCTTTTATCATTTGCTCTGTATATAACAAATACAGAAGTAAAAATTGATTTGTAGACAACTTGTTTTTAGTTAAAAAATCTACATAAGCATTTGGATCATCTAATATTCCCATAATATTTAATTTAGTAATCTGTATAACAGTTACTTAAATGCTTAATGTAGATTAATTAACTTAAATTATTATTTAGGTTGACAACTTGTAGCCTAAATTGCACTAATAAGTAAGTTGGGCGCAATTTTAAGTACGCTCAAAAAACTGTTGTAAGTATTCACGGAGTTCGTTTTCGTTATCAAATTCATCTATTGCAGACAATTCATCATCTGACATATAATTAAGTGTTTCAGAAAATGCTTCTTCGGCATAATCCCAAGGAGAAAAAACTGCGCCCAACACGGGTTTTGCGTCATTGGGGTTTCTGTGCTACTATGTATCATTTGTTTTAAATTTAAAGTTTATTACTACTATTAGGCTTTAGTGCTGGAAATCCCCAACGAACGCAAAGCCCGAAAACGTTAGCGGTAATTTACCCAAGCTCACTAACATACATTTTCTCTATTTGACCAAAAGTGAAATGAAATCCCCAATGGCTATCATGTGCAATATATTCATGTGCAAAGTGT